TTGTCTTCCACGGTAATAATATTTTTAATCTTTTCACTCCAATCTTCGTGAGCTGGCATTACAAAAGAATATATATCATCGGTAAAAATGGTATGTTTCTCAATGTTAATCATCTATCTTTCTTTGTCATATTCTGCGTCCCTTCCGTATCACATTTCCTTTGTCAAGAGAACTATTATCCTATAAATATCCATATATTGATCTGTGTCAAGTATGGAAGAAATTAAGAAAATTTATATCGCCACCCCGGCATACGGGGGGATGTGCCATATGGGATATCTCCATTCCTTGATTCAAACTCAAATGATGTGCGTGGCTGAAAAAATCGCCATGTCCTACAGCAGCGTGACTAATGAATCTCTGATAACCAGGGCGAGAAATACCTGTGTTTCGGAATTTTTAAATGATGACTCAAAACCTGCACCGACCCATCTAATGTTCATAGACGCTGACATTCAATTTGATCCTGGGAGCATTAAACGAATGCTTAATTATGACAAGGACGTAGTATGCGGCATATATTCCAAAAAAGATATTAACTGGGATTTGGTCTATAAGACTACGAAGGAGCACCAGGAGAAGAAAATCAAGGACAATGACCTCCTTTTCTCCTCTTCCCTGGACTATAATCTTAATTTTAAAGATCCTTTAAACGTGGTCATAGATAATGGTTTTGTGGAAGTTCTGGACGGACCCACAGGATTTATGATGATAAAACGAGGGGTGTTTGATCGCTTTAGAAAAGCATATCCAGAGTTGCAATATAAGACAGATCAACTTATAAATAGTGAAAAATATAAATCGAAGAACACTTGGGCGTTTTTTGACACAATGATTGATCCAGAGGATAAGCGTTATTTATCTGAGGATTACGCTTTTTGTAGACTATGGCAGAAAATTGGTGGTAAAATATATGCTGACATTAAAAGTCCACTTACTCATTGGGGCACGTTTCCCTTCAAGGGTCATGTAGGGACGCGATTTAAATCTAAAGAGGAGTATAATGCCGCTAACAAAAGTAAACTTCAAGCCAGGAATAAATAAGCAAGACACGGATTACGGCGCGGAAGGGGGATGGACAGACGCTGATTTTGTCCGCTTTCGTTATGGACTTCCTGAAAAATTGGGAGGATGGGCCGAAGCCACGACAAGCACTCTCATTGGCATAGCCCGAGCTCAATTTTCTTGGTTCACCCTGGATCAAAGCCGTTATACGGCTCTTGGCACTAATAAAAAATTATATCTTGTATCGGAAAGCAGCGTCTTTGATATCACTCCTATTCGCTACACAGCTGCGGCTGCCACGAGCGCCTTTACAACGACAGCTTCCAGTGACGCGGTTACCTGCACGGTAAGCGCCCACGGAGCTACGGCTGGTGATTTCGTCACCATTTCTTCCGTCTCCTTGATTCCGGGATCAAGCAGCCTGACCGCTTCTGATTTTGAGGGAGAATTTGAAGTTCAATCAATAACTGATGCCAATAATTTTGTCATTGATTTAGAATCAACGGAAACAGGCTCAGCTTTCGCTACTACGGGAACAGGAACATTTGCATTTCAAATTAATGTTGGACCCGCGGTCAGCGCCCTGGGATATGGATGGGGCACGGCGACCTGGGGAGCCAGCACGTGGGGAACAGCTCGAACCACTTCCACCACTGTCATTCAAGGGGCCAACTGGTCTCTGGACAACTGGGGAGAAGATTTAATCGCGACCTTCAGGGACGGAGCGACATATCAATGGGACGCGTCTGGTGGCACTGGAACTAGAGCCGCGCGCCTTACTAATTCGCCTTATCTTTCCCGTCTTTCAATAGTTTCCGTTCCGGACAGGCATCTCATATGCTTTGGAACACAAACAACAATCGCCACAAGCGGCAATCAGGATGATGTATATTTCAGGTGGGCGAGCCAGGAAAGTCTGACGGACTGGACGCCTACCACGACTAATACATCAGGAAGTTTGCGTATTGGAGATGGGAGCAAAATTATCGGAGCGACAAAAAGTAGAGGTGCCATCCTTGTATGGACGGACACTTCTCTTCACAGTCTTCAATTCATCGGTCCTCCCTATACTTTCGGACTTCAGCAATTAGGAGCTAACTGCGGACTTGTAGCGCAGCACGCCTGCGTGGACGTAAAAGGCGTCTCCTTCTGGATGAGTCAAAATGGATTTTTCATCTATGATGGCGCCGTTAAGCAACTGGGCTGCACGGTTCAGGATTATGTCTTTAGCACGCTGGACCCTTCAGGTCAGAATGACATTTACTGCGGCGTCAACACGGATTTTCATGAAGTGATTTGGTTTTATCCAGACACGACCTCCTACAGCAATCTCATTAACAAATACGTCATTTATAATTACGTGGACCAGGTATGGACTGTTGGAACGATGGACCGAACAACGTGGTTTGATCGAGGAGTATATGCTTACCCTTATGCCACTCAATATCTTCCTAACAGCACGACCAATGTGACGCCAACCATCACCGGAGATCTCAGCAACGGAGTCTCCACTCTGTTCTCTCAGGAGAACGGATATAATGGAAACGGCTCAGCCATCACGGCGACCATCACATCAGGGGATTTTGACATCAGCGATGAACAAGCCGGCCTTGTCATGGCGGTTCGAAAATTCATTCCTGACTTTAAAAATCAAAGCGGAAATGTTAACGTCATAATGCAATTCAAGAACTACCCGCAAGGATCGGCGTCCAGCAACAGTTCCAATTCCGTGGTGGAGACAACTACCACGCACATTGATCTGCGAGGGCGCGGACGGACGGCCAATGTCCAGTTCTCCAGTGATACAACGGATTCTAATTGGCGCTTTGGCACGTTCCGATTGGATCTGCAACCAGATGGAAGAAGATAATGGCTAGAATTAATATAACCAGATTCCCCGATGCGACACCGGAATATGATCCCGTGCAGTTCAATGCGCTCATTCGTCTGTTGGAGCAGATCGTTAAAAGTTTAAACACAACCTATCAATATGACCTGACTTCGGAAGCCGAGGCGCAATCATGGTTTATGGAGCATTAAATGGCTAATTCCTATGTGAACAGCGGCAAGGATCTCGATTCCACGGATTTAACGGTCGTGTATACCTGTCCCAGCGACACAACAGCCGTCATTAAATCCATTCACTTGTGCAATGACTCTGCATCCGACGCGACAGTGGACATCACCTGGACGGACAACAGCAACGCTGACGCGATTATCGCCTGGTCAAGCGACTTGACGGTGAGCGCTAATTCCCAAAATGAAGCCTTAGCCCCTAACGCCACTAACATTTACGGTCAATCTACTTTAGTTTTAGAGGAAAATGATATATTAAAAATACAAGCTAACGTGGCTGACCGTGTTCATGTGACCGCGGCTGTCTTGCAAGTTGATAACTTCAAGCGCTTCCGGGAAGCGGGCACCACTGCATAAAGACTTGAAATAGGAGTAAAAATATGGCAATTAAAGAAGACGCAAAAATCATTGGATACAGGGACATGGATGGTAAAAAAGTTCCCATTATCAAATGCGCTACGGAGACGAAAATCTATCATGCGGACTCAGGAAAGGAGTATGATAGCGAAGAAGCTGCAAAAGCAGACGTAGACGATCCTGCAACATCAACCACTACTGCACACATCAAAAGGGACGTGAAAATAGCGGTTGCGAAACTCCACGATTTAATAGGAGCAACAAAAAATTAACATGGATCGTACATGCAACAAACAGGAATAGAAACACTACAACACGTCGCGTCCTCTTTAGGAGGACTTGGTCGTTACGGGGACACCTATATGATTCACGCTGCCGAAGGGGAGACCGTGATACCTATGGAGATCCTGGACCGCGACCCGCTGCTCAAGGAGAGATTATTTGATTCCATGCGTGCAATGGGCGTTGACCCGGAACGCTACATCGTCGGGAATGAACTAAACTCTTTAAACCCGCTCACCGGACAGCCGGAATTCTTTTTCAAGACAATCAAGAAACTTTTTAAAAGTCCCATCGCCCAAGCGGCCGCGGGAATGTTTCTACCAGGTTACTGGGGCATAGCTGCCGCAGGAGGTATGGAAGCTCTTGGAGGAGGCGGAGGCAAGGACATCATGCACGCCCTAGTCAGGGGAGGAGCCGGAAAATTCGGAGGAGATTATTTAGGCGGTAGAGGAATGTTTGATAGTAAGGGTTCTCCAGACTGGTGGACCAATTTAAAAAAAGGACTATGGAAAAGCCCTGAGGACATGACCTTTGATAAGAAATGGGATATAATTCAACAAGGTAAAAAGGTAGGAATGGAATATGGAATGGAAGGGGACAAATTAGCGGCTTTTGTGCAAGACTACACGGAAAAAGCTCTAGCGTCAGCATCAAAGTCAGGCATCATGCAAAAGCTTGGCACAAGCATCATTGAAGATCCATTAAAAGCCTTATTCGTGGGAGGAATGGGATACGGACAATACGCGGAAGCCAAGGCGTACAATGAAGCGTTAAAACGACAAGAAGAAGAAGGCGACAGTTATCAATACGATGTCAACTATGACGTCATAGACGACGTGCTTGGCACGACAACACCAATTACTTATCCTGATCCAGTGACACCGGTTGCCAAGGGAGGCATAATGAAAGCTTTCCCTCGCAAGCAGGGAGGCATCAGCGGACCTGGCAGCGGAACAAGCGATGACATTCCAGCGATGCTCAGCGACGGTGAATTCGTCATGACGGCGAACGCGGTCAAGGGAGCTGGAAGCGGAAGCCGGTCAGCGGGAACAAAGAAAATGTATGACATGATGAGACAATTTGAAGGAAGAGCTTAATGGTTGACTACATTCAAACACAGAGATACGCACCCTATCAAGAAGAGAGGATGCAGCAACTTTATAATACCTTATTTGGTATTGAAGGGAAACCAGGGCTATTGGACACGGCCCGTCCGGTTCCGGGACAGCAGCTCGCGGCCCAGACTCCTGAACAGCTTCAAGCTTTTCAATTAGCGCAACAAAATCTAGGGGCCTACAAGCCACAATTCGCGCAGGCGGAAGGAGCGCTGACAGCGGGAACGACGGCGGCCGGACTGGGAGCCACGGCTCTTGGACAAGGACTCGGACAATACGTGCCGACAACCGCGGGACTGGATCAATTCAGGGACCCTTATTCAGATCTTGTCACGCAGGAGGCATTACAGGAAATTGACAAACAAGGAGCACTCGCCACTCAGGGACTCTCCGCGCAAGCTCAACAGGCGGGCGCGTTCGGAGGATCGCGGTTCGGCATCCAACAAGCGGAACTGTCAAGAAACTTACAGGACATCAAGTCCAGGAGAATCGTGGAAGACAAGTCACGGAACTATCAGCAGGCTTTAGCCGCCTCAATGGGGGCGCAGGAAGGGGCGGCCAAACGAGCGATTGGAGTCGGACAAGGATTTGCCCAACAAGCACAGGCGCTCGGAGGACTGGGAAATTATTTCGCCAATCTTGGACAAGGATATCAAGGAGCCGGTCAAGCGGACATTCGTTCCTTGCTCGGCATTGGACAGCAACAACAAGCATTCGGACAAACAGCTCTTGACATCGCCAGGGCCAACATTCTGGCGCAGCAAGCGGAGCCGTACCAGCGAATGGAATACGGCGCTAACATTCTTCAAGGCATGCCGGCGGGCCCTCTCAGAGGAGCGCAGGCCGTGGGACCACTTTATCAGCAAAGTCCTTTCGCCTCAGCCATCGGCGGAGGCATCCTAGGACTTAGGGGATATCAAGGATTAACAGGACAATACCCAGGAGCAGGACAGGGTGGCGGAATGGGATTTGCGTAATGGCAAGTTCTCAGGAAATACTACAGACGGCTCTGCAATCGGGAGATGAAGAACTATTAGAGTTGGCTCTATCAATTCAACCTAACCAAGAGCAAACCACGGATGCAGGAATCACTTCCGGCTTAACTGAAACACAAAAAACCGCTTTTGATGAGATAGATTTTACAGGGAAAACTGAAGCTGGTGACAGGTTTCAAAAGGCCGTAACGGCCATCGGCGCGGTGTTTCCCATTCAAGAACAAGAGTACTACCAGGAAAGAGCCGAGGCGATGTATCCTGAAGCGGACTACGCCAAAGACAAGTTTTGGAATGACATTTCACTGGGATTATCCCTCATCAGCGGAAGATCCGAAGGGGGCCGATGGGCGCCCATTATGGAAGAGGGCCTGAATAAATGGCTTGAAGGAGGAGCACCCATAAGGGAAGCGGAAAGAGCGCGTGGCGCGCAGATCGCCACCAGTGCCGCGGAGATGAGACAGACGGATGTCGATAATTTCCAGGACATGATGGGTCAGTACATGATCGCCGACATGACGGCGCAACTTGGAAAATTAGATCAATACAGAGTTTTAACGGACGCAGAAGCCATAGAC